AAAGTGTCTGTTGAGCTTCTAAGCCCTAATTGGTATCTATCCGCCCCGTAATATTGCGAGCCGTGGCAATCCATGTCTTCAATATTTATACTTCCGGGCGCTTGACTATTTTCACAATTAGCTTCAGCGGAAACAGAAGTATCATTAGCACCATATACAAAAGTAATATCTTGATTTATTTGTTGATTATCAAAATTTTCAGTTACAGTTACATCTTCAGCACTTGCTGGAAATGGCGGTAAAATTAGAAATAAAACTATTAATAAGCGTACAGCCGTATTAAATTTGTAAACCACAATTTAGCCTCCGCAATTGCAGTTGCCACAGCAGTCCATTATCCACCTACCTTAAATAATATTTCTCTAATAACTTCTTCTATAATTATTAAGTTTTGATTAAACCCTGAAATACTATCCTGATAAGCAATAACTTGTGCTTTTAATGTAGCCACTTCTTGTTGTAAATCGTTAACTGTTTTAAACAACCAACCAACTAAAGCTGCTAAACCACCTTGTAGTATTTGTCCGAGATTAACTTGTGCTTTCATTTAATCTTCGTATGTTGCCTTTGGTTTGTATTGTTCAAGAGCATGTTGAATAACAGTTATAAAACTTGTTAAAAAAGCTACGCCAACTAATTCCATAACGTCTGCGTCAATTATCCCACTTGAATTTGCTAACCATAATGATATTGCTGATTGTAAGCCTGTTCTAAATGCTTTAGATAGCATAAACTTCCAATAAGCTTTTGCATTTTTCATGAATTCTCCTATTCTTCTTCCGCTATCATACCACCAAATTGCCTGCGGTTATAATCTTTGCAGGTTTTATTACCACAAATAAACTTGGAAGTATTAGCAATATATAATAAATCTTCTTTGCATTTTGGACATGAAATTTTTATGGGTGACCCCCAGCTAGACTATGTTCTTTCCCTCTAGTTTAGCATTTAGGTTTATGAGATTCCCATTAATCTCAGATAGTTTTTCATTAATTGTTGTTGCATTAACCATGTCTGGTGGACTTGCGTTACTAACCCCGCCAAGATTAATTTTTGAATATTTAATAGTTACTTTATTGCCTAGTAACAATTCTTTAGCAACTTTAGGATACATTTTCTTGTAAGCGTCCCCTGAGCCACCAACAAAACCGTCTTTACCTTTGTCTAAGTCTTGTTGAGTTTCTCCTAACAGCAAACAACCCGCAGTATGCTCGTCTGTGTTCCCCGTATGAATTAAAATCCATTTAAAGTTAGGAACATCTTGTAGCCAAAGCATTCCCTTATGTAAAGCACCATATCTCTTAGTGTATTTTTCGTGAAACCCACCAACTGTTCTTAATTTTATTTCGTATTCGCCGTCTGGAATACAGGTTTCGCCTGCAACTTTAACATCTCTATATTCATCTTCAAGGGTAAAGCATTCAAACAACCCATTAATAAATAACATTCCATTTGTAGCGTCTTTACCAAACTGCGTTCTTACTACGTCAAGTTTCATTAGCTTGGTTTTGGATTATCGTCTTTAACTTTTTTAACAGCTTTATACCATTCGCCAGTCTTGTCGCCTTTTCCAGCGGTCATATCGTGATATAACAAGTCAAGTTGGTCGCCTATGCTTGCATAAGCTTCTTGCCTTGCTCTTACATAACCGTTATCTTGCTCATCTAATTTATACTGCGCTCTATCTTCAATAGCTTGGTCGTATTCTGCCTTAGTAAACTCTCTTCTTTCATTGTTTACTTGTGCAAATAACGGCTTTTCACTTTCTATTTCAGAAGTAGCTTCCGTTCTAAATTGTGCGATTGTCTTAATTGCCATAATATTTTTCCTTTCCTTATCTTAGCATTTATTTTCTTAGTCCGTAAAGTTTAAATTCGCCACTAGCTATATTGCCACTACTTGCGTGAAAAGATACGCCATTTGTAGCTTGTGCAACTGTCAGCGTACCACCCCCAACATAAGACCTTAAATCCCCATTTTCGCCTCTACCTGTTGTTTTACAAGTAACAAAACTAAATTCACTTGCATTATTAAAATTAAATAAATACAAAACACCATTAGCAACCTCTTGCCCTGCTGTTCCCATATAATCTAAATAAAAAGTATCAGCATTTTCTGATGTTCCTGTACCAAAACTTGCATTTGATTTTAAAATTTTTACTGCCCTATCGTAATTAGAAGAACTATCAATAGAATTATCTGATGTTTTTGTAAATCTTACATCTAAATGTACAGCATCTGTTGCAGGTAATACATTTTCAAAAGTTACCATATAAACATCATAAGAATTATCCCAATCAGCACCACCTAAAGTAACAGTTGCACTTGAACTTGCTGTTGCACTATCAATTAAAATTAAACTACCACTCACGATAAAACCCCATACATATTTATTTCCATATCAAAAGCGTCTCCTGCACTTCTGTTTAATTGTATTCCTGATAATTGTTCTGCTGATTTATGAACACCAACATTTTCACAAGCCCTGCCTTGTGAAGAAAAAGTTGATGATTTAGTTTCAACAAAAGTATAACTTGAACTGTCGTATGGATTAAATATATAAGTGCTTATTCCCCCAAAATCTGAATTTCCACTTTGAGCTAATGCAAAGTTTGGAATAGAACTTTGACCTGTTCCATATAAATTTGCAAATCCTGTGTTAGCATACATATCTAAACTAGCGTAATCATATTCAGTTTGATTTATAACTGTACCACTACTATCCATAAACCTTATCTGTGTATAAGCGTTAGAAGAAAATTTAGCTTTAGATATACTCATAAAATAAGTATCAAAAGCAGAAGTAAAACAATCAGCTACTGTTAATGTCGTTACGCCAATTCCACTTGCTGTTTTTATAAATTGTAATTCAGTTGCCATTATTGATACCTCAAACCATATAAACTTACAGCACTAGCAGTCATATTTCCACTTGTTGTAAGTAACCTTATTGAATCTACTACACCATTAGTTGGATAAACTTGCCCACCAAATTGCATAGCATATCTTGCAGTATATTCTGATGTGTAAGAACAAATTGAATTCATATAACTGTAGTAGCTTTTTCCTAAATTATATAAATAAACAAAAGCATTAGCTTTTTCATTTGTTGTATTTCCATTAAATCTATTTATTTCTAAATAAGTTGATGAAGTTGAATAGTATTGATAAAAAGTTCCATTAGCTTGTCCATTTTCTGTTGCCCATTGATAACCACTTGCAACATAAGAAGAGCCACCGTCAGTAGAAAACCTTAGACCCATTGGTTGTCCGTCTGTTGCTACTTGAAAATCAGTAATAGTTAAAAAGTGAACATTGTAAATTGATTCTTTTATAGAAGTAAAGTCAATAGCACTTACACCACTTCCTGTTTTAGTTTCAATTAGTTCTAGTGAGCCAACTGTTGAAAATTTGCTATCTAAATCTAAATTATAAATATCATTAGGTGTAAATATTCCTTTATTATCTCCCCAACTTTGAGCAGGGCTTTCAGGTATATATCCATATTCACTCATAATTACACCACCTTATACAATGTCAGAGTTCCACTTGTGTAGTTTCCACCTGTGTTTAAATGTATTGTTACACCATTACTTGCACTAGCAACTGTGTGTGTAAATCCACCTACATATCCTGCTTCTTGATTACTAACATTTGCAACACTTTCAACAGTTCCAAAAGAATATTCTGAAGCTGAATTAAAATTATATAAATATATTATTGCATTTCCCCCATAGTCATCAATGTTGTCTATAAAAACTACATCATCAGCATTTGTAGTGGCTCTAGTCGTGAATGAAACTGAGCTTAAACCATACATAGCATAGTCGTATTCATTATCGGATTGTGCAGAACTACTTTTATTAACTCTTAATAATGGTGTTGGATTTTGAGAGTCCCCAATTAAATCTCTACAAGTTAACATATAAACATCATCACTATCAATACCATTAACTGCGATTGTAGAAGTTGCTGATGTTACTGTTGTTGTACTTATTTGAATTAATCCCATTAATCTACTCTCAATCCATAAGTTTTTATTTGTCCACTTGCAAATGGTCTTGAGCCATTACTGTCTATTACTTGAAAACCTGTCATACTTGCAGTTTGCTCTAAAACACCGATACCTTGCATATTAATTTTTAAACTTGCTGAAGCCACCATACTTTTATAAATAGCAAAGCTATAACCTGAACTTGAAAATGGATTAAATATATATGAAACTGCGTTTGCATCTTCTGGCTCTTGGTCTACACTTTCCCCAAAAAATCTATAAAGTTGTGCTTGTCCTGTTGCTAATTGTTGTGTATAACTTGCGTCTGTTCTCATTATTAAATGTCCATATTCATAATTACTTGCACTAATAGGACTTCCACTAGAATTTATAAATCTAAAGTTTGGGTCTGTTTGTGTTGTTCCTACTGTTGAAATTCCATTAGCAACAATTTTATATATATCAAAATCTGCCGAAAATACATTTTCAATATTTACTGTTGATACCCCACTTGTTATTGTTGTATCGTTAATTAATCTTAGGTTACTCATATCTGTTTTACCCCATAAAGC